CCGGCGTGACGCGGAGGGAATGTTGTTGATCGCCTGCACCCGGAGACACCTACGCTGAACTCTTTTCGGACATGGGTTCGACTCCCATCGCCTCCACCATGCAAAAGGAGCGTCATTTCGTTTAGAATTGGCGTTCCTTTCTTTATCGTGGTAACATTTTTGGTAACACACCGCCAAAAAACAGCTTTATAAACGCAAAAACAGCCCCGAGGAACCATCAGGCTCCCAGGGGCTGCTGCTATGTATGGCCGTTTTGGGCAGGGCGGCTTACTTTCTATATAAAATCCATGATAAGCTCCCTGTTTGACAACATCACTCAGACAAAGAGACAATCTTCCGCATTACTAGCTCATACTCTTTCGGGTACACCAGCTTTATTGCCTTCATGTGCTCGTCAAGCACCTGCATTAGACCGCCAAAAGGAACAGAGCTGGCAGCCGCCACAAAGTCGCTTTGCGGTTCCGTTGCCGTGGAGTACGCCGCCGCATAAGTCGCGGGCGGCAATGCCTGGATCTGCGTTTCAGGTGTGTGCGCTTCTTCCAGCTCGTCCCGCACAGTGCAGAGGGCGGCAAGCTTCTCCACGCTCTGCCAGTCCGTTGAACCGCATTTCAGCTTGTGAATATGTGTGTTGATCTCGTCAATGTCCATGCCTGCCGCCCTCCTCTCTTATGCGTTGCGCAAGATGTCAGCAGCCCGCTTGTAGGCGTCACGCTCTGCACCGGTTGCTTCCTGCATCATGTCCTCGATGTCAGAGATCATTCGATCACGGCCATCCGTACGGGAGTAGTGCCCGCGCACATAGTGACGGCCTCGGTTGGCATAGCTGTTGCCCCGGTTGTAACCGTTTCCGGCATCGCGGCTGAAAGATCCGCGCATGTCAGCTTCCCACTCGCCCGCACGGCTGTACTCGCCGCCCTCGCAGTAATCCTCGATGCGGTGGATGTCCAGAATGATGTCCACAATCTCGCCGATCATCTCAACATCGCCCGGGGATCGGTTCTTTTTGTCGGTCAGCTCCATGAGCTCTTCGCACATTTCGTCCTTCAGATGATTCAGTTTATCCAGCATGACTTTATCTCCTTTCTTATGCTACCCGCTCAACAATCAAATTGCTGTTTGCAATGCTGACTGCCTGCGTACTGGTATTTTTAACCGCCACAGTCACGCAGCAGCCGCGCGGCACCTCGATGAAAGCGGCCACGAAAACGTTGAAGTAATTTTCGACTGCCGCCGGGGTGACAATGGCGGTCGCACTGGTCAGCGACTCACCGCCGACAGCCAGCGCCACGGAAATGGGTCCCACAGTGCCGCCGGTGGGAATGGCGATATTTCCGCCAAAGCTTACCTTGAAGCGCGCTTTGCACTGATTGGTCAGGCCCCGCAAGGTCACAAGGCCGCTGCCCTCACGGTGCATGATGCAGGCAGGGGCTTTCACCGCAGTCTCGGTCAGGGGAAAGTTTTCACCCGCCGCCACGATGGCGGTGTTGGAGTTGCTAAATTCAGCCATTTTATCGGCTCCTTTCATAGAAAAACGCCGGGACTTTTGCCCCGGCGCTCTGGTTTGCAAAATCAGCTCAGGGGCTGAACAGACTATAATTTGTAGTCAGTTGCCGTGATTCAGTTATGCGCAGCTGCCGCAGCCGGTCCCACAGCCATAGTAAATGGCGTTGGGGTTGGGCACCTGATAGGCAGGCACGGGAGCTTTCTGCTGCAGAGTCCCGATGATCTGGTTGGTCTGCGCGTTCATCGCGGTGGTCAGGAACGCGCTCTGGCGATCCTGAGAAGCAGCCCGGCGCAGCTCGTTGTTCTCGCTCTGCAGGGTGGCGATCTTATCGTTGGTCAGGAAGTCGAGCACCGCGCGGGTGTTGCTGTTCTGATTCTCGATGATATCCCGGGTGTTGTTGTTCATGGCGTTCTGCGTTGCGCAGAAGCCCTGCTGCATCTGGTTCCGGGTGTCGCACTCCTGAGTGGCCAGATTGTAGTTAACGCCCTGGATCGCGGTCTGGGTCTTGCAGCAGCAGTCTGCCAGCTGTGTAGCCAGAGCATTCTGACCCTGCATCAGCGCAACGTTGGTGCCGTTGAAGCCCTGCTGCATGGCGTTGGTGACACCGTTCAGGCCCTGCTGCACGCCGTTGAAGCCCTGAAGCATCCCGGTGTTCATGGCATAGAAGCCGTCACACAGGCCGCTTTCCAGCCCGTTCAGCTTGTTCATGACGCTCTGGTTGTCGAAGCCGCGCTGCAGGTCCGCCTGTGTTACGGCGCTGGTCATATAAGGCGAAGCGCCGCCCATGCCGCCGCCCCAGCCAAAGCCGCCCATGCCGCCCCAGCCGAACATGCCGAAAATCAGGAAGAGGACGATCCAGCCCATCCAGTCGCCGCCCCAGCCGTTGAAGCCGTTGCTGTAGCCGTTGGCGGGCTGTACCGGCATGGTCAGAACCGTGCTATCAGAAGAAAGAGACATAGTTTTACTCCTTTACGTTATATTTTGAAATTTATTCTAAATGCGGCCGCATTTTAGAATCCAAACATATTTTTCATGCCGTTGAGTATCGGCGCGATCTGCTGTGCCCGCTGCTGAATGGCGTTGAGCTGCTGCTGTGAGAGCTGGCCGGAGGTGAGCATCTGGTTTATCATCTCCTGCGGGTTCTTGCCCTGCATCTGGCCCATAAACTGTTGAAACTGCCCGCCAATGGGGTTCTGGGTCTGTCGGCCCATCGAGTTATACAAGCTGCTGCTCATCGTTTAGCCCTCCTTTTCCGGATCTGGTGCTTCCTGCTTCTCCAGCGCCGCCAGCTTTGCCGCCAGCGCGTCAAACTCCTTGCGGGTGACATACTCCCCGCCTGCGGCTTGCGTGGCTGCAATCGCCGCTTTGGGGCCTCCGGTGCGTTCCTTGTAGTCGTAGATGCGGAGCGGGAACGGCCTGCCGTCCTGCCCAACTTCTTTGATGTAAAAGGTATCGGAATCAGCATCCAGTAAAAGCACCCGGCTCCCGTTGGCGACCAGATAGCCCCGGGCCGCTGCTTCGCCTTGCACCCAGATAAAGCCGCTGTCAGTCGGTGCGGCCTGCCCCTGCATTGTCGGTATCATGACGGGCTGGGGCTGGTACTGTGCTGCCCTGAGCTGTTCAAGCTGCCCTTGCGGCTGTTGCGGGTAAAACACTTGCGGGTATCCGTTATAAATCGGCATCGTTTTCCTCCTTGTACCAGTAGTAGATCGGGCATTCCGCGCCACTGTCCCAGCTGTCCCACCACTTGCCGTCGATGACGGCCAGAACGTGGCCGGAGCAGCCCAGTACATACACACCGCGGGGGTACTCCCGGGCAAAATCTGCCACGGTGTAACAGGTGGTGCAGTCTGCCTCCACCAAACTGCGCTTGAACCCGCGCTTTTGGAGGTATGCGCCCCATGTGCGGTTGGCGCTGGGCATATCGCCGACGATAAAGCCAGTAAGCGCAAGCCCAAGGTAAGCTTTCTCCCAGTCTTGGCCCGTTGCGGCTGCCACGGCCCGCACTACGCAGTCCCCGACGCTGCTCCCGCGCGGGTTCGGGTTAAACTTGTGCCACATGGTGCGCCCCTCCCTTTGCGACCATAGTACCTTTTCTGCTGAATCCATGCGTTAAACGAACGCACAACGAAGGACAAAAAAGAAAAGCGCCCACACGGCACAAAGCCGCATGAGCGCTTGGGTTTGAGCTGTTATTTTGTATGCGCCTGCAAAAATTCTTCAACTGCCTGCTTTAATACGGCATTTGGGGTCGTTCCAGCCTCTATGCACGCCGCCTTAAACTTTTCCGCGTAGTCCTTTTTTACGCGGCAGGCCAAGCTTGTCATATTTTCTTTGTCCCATTTGGCATTGGATGCCTTTTTCTTTTCAGAAATCATAAAAATGCCTCCCGTTTCATTTGCCCAAGTATAGCAAAAAACAGCACTGTTTACAATACCAAATATGCACAAGACGGCACTATAAACATTGTCGAAAATGCCAATTTACATACACTGTAAATAGTGCTATACTATAATCACAGCAAGGAAAACAAAATATTGGAGGGCCATTATGAACGAGTTATTTGATCAAAAGGTTTTGGATTTTCTTTCTAATCTTGAAGAAGAAAGTTTTTACAGTTACACTCAAAACCCTTGTGAAAAAACCAAGGATATCCACGAAAGGGCAAAAAAGAAATTGCTTGAGTATGCGCACAAATACGGAATTGCATAAACAACAAAACCCCCGATGCTCCAAAAACGGAACACCGGGGGTTTTATGCCGCTCAATTATTTGCACTCAATGAGTATAATATTTTCAAAAAGTGCTTGACATTTGCACTCATTGGGTGTATAATAAAGACAGTGAAAGACACAAACACACAACATGGAGGTACAAAATTATGAGAAACGCTATTGAAATCGCCGCTGACATTCGCAAGTCCGATGTCTGGGATTACGAGCTGTGCACCGAGCTGTGCAAGGCAGCTGACATGGAAGAAGAGTGGGAAGCTGCATCCGCTGGAGATTACGACTGGAACGACTCGAATCGCGGCCCCTCGTTTGAAGAAGTCGTTGAAGCCGCCGCTGAAAAACTGGGCGTTGAGATCTACTAAATAAAAAATTCCCCGCCCGATGCTTGCCACACCGAACGGGGGATTTTGTGAAAGACACCTCACACGGAGGTGTGCAACTATCCTATCACACGAAAGAAAGGAAGTCAATCATGTATACCAAAGCAGAGCTTTTTTCAATGGCCGCAGAGCAACCGAAGGAAATCTTTGTCAACAACATCACTCTGAGCGTACCAGACGATGCTGACAGCTGCCTTGATTTGGATGCTGAGAAGGAAAAGCTGTCTTCCATCTGGGATCTGGAGCACTTGTCTATGCGTGAGCTGGTAGCCCGCACTGGCCTGTCTCAGACCTCTTTTGCAAAGCGGACGGGTATCCCGCTGCGCACGGTGCAGAACTGGTGTGTCGGCACCCGCGACTGCCCGGCATACGTCCGCTTCCTGCTGGCCGAGCACTATGGACTGATCTGAGGGGGATTCCGGTATGGCGGAAAAAGATTTGACGGGTCAAACTTTTGGGAGCTGGATCGTGATAGGCGCATCCGAAAAGAGCGGCTATGTGAAGTGCCGCTGCAAGTGTGGCACAGAAAGGGATGTTCTTCGGGAATCATTGACCCGAGGAGCGAGCAAATCCTGCGGGTGCGTTCATACCAGGAGCGAGGCTCAGCTCAGGATGGATGAGCGGAGAAAAAAAGAGGGAGACCTTACTGGAAAACAGTTCGGTCGTTGGACTGTCTTGCACCGTGCGGAAAAAGATGGGTATTTTACATGCCAGTGTGAGTGTGGAACTGTAAAAGACGTGTATCGGCATAGCCTTACGTCTGGAATGAGCACAGGCTGTCAGCATTGTGCTTTCTCGCATAGCGATGCAATGAAAAGTGCAGCAGCCCAAAAATCCGCCAAAGCAAAAAAAGCAGCTATCGAAAAGTACGAAGGAAAGACTGTAAGTGGCTGGAAGATCATCGAAATCCTGCCCCCTCGAAAGCCCGACGTATCCATGTGGTGCAAGGCAGTCTGCCCGCAGTGCAGAAAAATCGTTAAAGTCAGGCTCTCAAACATAACACGCTCTAACCCGATACTTCGGTGCTCCGACTGTGCCCGTGACATGAAAGACAAGGTCGATGTCATCCACAGCGTCACCCAGGTGGACGGTTCTTCCCTCTCCTCTGTGAAATCGCGGATGGGCGGAAAGGTCAACAAAAATTCCCAGACCGGCGTAAACGGCGTTGTAAAAAGGCCAAACGGACGGTACTTTGCCTATATCAACTTCAGAAGGAAGCAGATTTATCTTGGACTGTATGATGATCTTGACGATGCGATTGCCGCCCGGAAAAAGGCAGAAGCGGCGATTTATGGCGAGTATCTTGACCAGCATGAAGGCTGGGAAGAAGAGCTAAAAGAAAAGCTGGAAAAGCTGAAAGAGAATCAAAAATAAAAAAATCCCCCGGTGCAGCGGTAAGGCCACATCGGGGGATTTCGCTATGTATTTAACGCTCTGTTAATGATTTTTAGACGGTATCCTACCGCCGTCCGGCTGTAATGGGTCTGTGCTGCAATGTCCGGCAGCGGAAGCCGCTCAACGTACCGCAGTAAGGCTATCTTACGGTCTACCCTCCCAAGCGGTGCGCTCTTGATGGCGGCTGTCATCTGCTGTCGGTCAAGTCCTTGCAGGCACAGTGGCAGCACTACGCGAGCCGCCGCCACAGGCAGCACCGAGCCAGAAAGGCTGCGGCAGCTGTCCGGCGTTGCGCACCATACTGCCAATGCTGGTAAACTGGTGACAAAACGTCACCAGTTTGTTGACATTGTCGATATGGTGGCCTGTACAAACGTCTGTTCCAGCGCGGTCAGAATTTGTCTGGATAATACGTTTTGAGCATCTCCACGGGTTAATCGGTTCGTATGTAGTGCTTGCCATGATATTACTCCTTAATTACCCCTTGTTGATGGTAGGCTTCTTTTCTGCCAGTGCCTTTTTCATCATGCTGACGGCCTTTTCAATCACACTGTCCAGCACTTCATCCGTGATGAAAGGCTTCAGCCAGTCCGGCAGTGCGCCGCGCAGCGCGGCAAAGACCTGTGCCTTTTTCTTAGCACCCTGACCGTTGCCCATGATGCTGTCCTCAGCGATAGTCACGAGTTCCACTGCCCATTCCTTGACGTACTGCTTGTAGCCAAGCCGGATAGTACCAACGGCCAGCGAGGCAAAGCCGATGAGCATCAGTACCAGTGCGATGGGTGCGGGGATAAAGTTAAACATTGCTTCCATGATTTGTTACTCCTTTCAGTAGGTAGTTGTTAATATCGGATTTGCTTTTTTGCATACCTTCGCGGTTGTTGCCGGACAGTTGCGCGTCCAAAAGATTTTGCACGCCAACAAGGACGAGACGCATTTCTTCATCGATGCCGTCAAGTCGCGTCAAGTCGCGTCTAAGGGCCTCGGCGTGCTGCGTGGAAACGGTTTCTACCGCAGCCAGTCGCTTTTCAATGGCATCAATGCGCTTGTTCTGCGCATCGTCGGGGGCTTTTGCTTTTTTGATGTACTTGTGGATGATGTCCAGCACCTTGTCGATGGTGATGGCCGCAGCGCACAGGCTGCCAAGGATGCCAAGCACCCACAGCAAAGCTTCTTTTTCGGTCATTTGCCCTCCCGAAGACGGGTCAGGCCCTTCTTGCGGATGATACGGGGGTAGTTGACAGTGGTCACGTTGAGGTCAACATTGCCGGAGATGCCCGGCACGCGGCCTTTGCTGGTGTGCTGGTGGGCGTTGTACTTGAAATCTACCTTCGGGGTCTTGCCGGTGTAGTCGGCAAGCCATACGTCCCACCGCCCTGCAAGCCTTGTCATGTCCAGATGGACGTTGGCATAGCTCGTGTAGGTGTAGAGCTGGGCGAAGAAGCCCATCTTCTCAATCTGTTCCAGATGGTAGGCTGCCAGATTGGATAAGTTCCCATAGGGCATCCCGGCAAGACTCGGCGATTCCAGATCCAACGCCACAGGCAGGGTCAGTTCCTTGCCCCGCAGCGCCTGCCGCAGTACAGCCAGCTCTTCGTCAGCCAGCTTCTCGCAGGAGGCGTTGGTGTAGTAGTACACGCCAACGTCAAGCCCTGCGGCCTTTGCACCGGCGTAGTTCTTCTCAAAGCAGGGGTCAAAATAAGGATTGCCGCCCTTGTTGCCCAGTGCACGCAGCATTACACCCCTGTACTCCGTAGACTTGACTTTCTCCCAGTCGATAGTACCCTGCCACCGGCTCACGTCAATGTACCGGTAAGGCGGTTCCCCTGCCCACCCGGTCACGGTGTCCACAGTGGGCACGTCCGGAGCAGGGGCAGGCTCTTCCTTGTCGGCACTGTCACCGGCAGCATGGGAGAGTGCAGAGAAGATATCCCGCAGGAAATCAAGCATTACTTTCCACCTCATAAAATCCCTCCTCCGTCAGCTTTTTCATCACGGCATCCTTATACCGGTCAGGCACGTTGTCGATGGTAAAAGCGCCGTCAAAGCGGTGCAGCTTGATCTGGGTCACATAAAACAAAACCATAGTATCCTCCTTACTGTGCGGCCAGCAGGTCAAGCATAGCCGCTTCCAGAGCGGCAAGGCGCTCTTCTGCGGTGGGCAGCTGTGCCTTTTCCTCTGCTTCCTTGCGGGCCTTTTCCTGTGCGGCCAGCTCGTCGGCGGTGTACAGGATGTACCGCTGGCGTTCGATGGTCTCGTCCCATGCGTCTTTGCCCTCCACGCCGGGCACGTCCACCACCATGATGCGGTCCCTGCCGCCGTTGGGGTAGGTTTTGTACTCGTAGTGGGTCACCGGCTTCACCGCTTCCACGGCCTCGTGGTGGATGATTTCCGGGTCGTCCTTCAGGTAGCCATGTGTCAGGTCCGGGTTTTCGATGGGGTTGCCGTGCTCATCAATGATTTTCATAGGATCTCCTTTCAGGCGACACGCCGCCAGATGTACACGGAGTAGTAGGGGTTGAGGATGTCCATAGGTTTACCGCCGCCAGTATCAGACGTAGTAACTTCTTGTTCCCAAGCGCTATTTCCACCAGAAAGATACGGTGTGCCATTACCAACTTTGTTATATCCGTTGTAGTAATGTACGTGGGGAGCGATTTCATCCACTGTCTGCGTATGCGTTGCACTACCTCCCGTACTCCCTGCTGGGTAGGTATCGCTTGCACCCATGATAAATCTGCCCTCAATGCGCTCCCATGTCCCGCCGTAAAGCTCGGCAGGGCTGGTAGCGTTTTCGCTGATGTACAGACTGCCCACGGGGTGGTCTCGCTCGACTACTGCCGCAAGGACTTGCTGATAGATAGCATAGGCATCAGGGCCGATGCCATTTTTGAGTTCTCCTAGTGCCATTGTTTCTCCTTTCGGTTATGCTACTCTGCGCCAGATGTACACACAGTAGTAGGGAGGAATGCTAGAGCTAGATGCGGTGTTTCCTGCAACGGAGTGCGTTTCTCCATCGGGCTTCTCACCATATGTCGAGGAAAATCCATCATTGGCGAGTGTATACTGCCCGTCATTAACTTTTCTGTTATCATCGCTCCACGATTGTGTTTTGTAGTCATATGCGGCAATGGCGGATGACGGATATCCGACCAAAGCGCCAAGCCGCCACATAAACAATAATTTGTACTCATGTTCATGCGTCGCGCTACCTCCCGTACTCCCTGCCGGGTAGGTATCGCTTGCACCCATGATAAATCTGCCCTCAATGCGCTCCCATGTGCCGCCGCCAAAAGTTACGGACGGGTTTTCAGGGCTGATGGTCTGATAGATACTGCCTACGGGATGTGCCGCAAGCAGGAAGTTGGAGTAGATGGAGCCGTCACCATAGAACTGACCACCATACTTGATGGGATACCACCGGGCAGAAATTTCCGCAGTCGGAATGTTGTGTGCACGGATACGGATAGCTCCGGTTCGAGTTTCTGGGTTTACAAGCATAGCTTTACCGGCTACGTCTGCGCTTGCAGGGTCGATGCTGACAGATATCACAGTCGTGGACGTAACATCTGCTGTAATATCAATGTAATGCGGGTACTCTGCAACCTCTGTGTCTGTCTGCCACCCAGTAATTGGAATAGAAAGATCATGTGGAATGACGGAGTCTGCTTTGCCCGCCAGCGCATCACCGGTAGCCTTTGCGTCGGCAGGGGCGTTTTCAATGCTCAGGGTTTTGTCGGTACCAGCCCGTGTGCCTGCCAGCGCTGCACTTGCAGCGGCTTCCTCAGCGCTCTTCTGGGCAGCGGATTCGCTGGCAGAGGAATTGGTTTCGGAGGTGGATGCAGCAGAAGCGCTGTCGGCAGCGGCAGCGGCAGAGGTGGCAGCAGCTTCTTTGCTTGCGTTGGCATCCGATGCAAAACCGACCGCAGCGGATGCAGCGGCTTCTGCCGTAGCGGTGGATTTTGCCACCTCATGCAAAGCGCCGGTCTTAGCGTTGCCGATGTCAGTCAGTGCAGCGTCTTTTGCCCCGGTGATGGTCGTGGTGGCCGTAGTTTGGGCTTGCTGGACAGCGTCCACAGAGTCCGCTTTTTGCTGGTCGATGTTTTTCACAGCGTCGGATGCTTTTTTCTCGCTGGCTGCTGCCTCTTTTGCCTTCTGGGTGGCCGTGGCAGCGAACTGCTCCACGTACTCACCCATCTGGGCGATGTCTTCCCGGACTTCTACACCTTTTTTTGCGGTACGGATGCCCGAGATGACTTCCGGAAAAGTTTTTGTCATAAACTGATCACTCCCGTAGGTACATCATAGATGGTATCGGTTTCAAAATCAAAAGTATCCCAGAGCCAGTCTGCGCCCGCATCCGCCGTGATGTTGCGCTTGTAGGGGTTGCAGGTGCCATCGATGGTAAAGGTCATATCATGTCGGTTTTTCTCACTGGGGTCTACCCGCCAAAGGCCCTGCCAGTACCAGGCACTGTCCTCATCAAAAACGCACCGCAGCCAGCGGCCCTGCAGGGCATTTTCAAGAGCGCTCTGGATGGTGCTCCACTGCTTTTTCGGGGCTTTGCAGATGAGCTCCATCTTGATGGTGCGCTGCTTGTAGTGTACTTCCCCATCCAAAGCCCTGGACAGGTCTAGGATAAAGTCAGAGCCCGGGACATTGACAAGCATCGTCTCTGGCTCTGCACCGGATATCATAGGGCTGCCCACCTTCAGATAAAGGCCAAGGTCTTTGAGGGTATGGATATTCCCGATCTGTGCGCCCATCAGCATTTGAGCTCACCTCCGCTCTGGATCACGGCCAGCTGCTCCGGGGTCAGAGGGCTGTATACCAACTTTTCTCCGTCCCACACATAGTGCGAGCCGCCATCCTCCCAGTCCTCCGGGAACTCATCGAAGACCATGCAGTTGTCTGGGAGAGGGTTCGGGATCACTTCTTCAACACCCCATCCGCCACTGTAAATGCGGCCATCGGAGCACACTTTACACATAAATTTATATCCGGGTACTTTCATCTGTCCTTCACCTCACATAAAACCGTATAGTTCTCGTGGCATACAGAGGGAGTCATTTTGTGTCCACCCGTCAGAGCCGGGGCTTTCGAGGTCGATGCTGAAATTCGTCGGCACGACTGCCGGGGTGTAGTTGTTGCCCGTGACGTAGTTCGATGTGCGCTCACGACCGGGTCCGAAAGTGATGCCCCCTGAGTTGACCCGCACCGTCCGCATGTGGGTCGTGTTCCACGGATATGTCATGGCGTACTCCACACCGTTGACTGGGATAACCATCGTCACGCACCCGGCAGTGCCACCGCTGGCCCACCATGTAGCGCCTTTTTTGCTGGTATAGGTCAGGTACACGGCAGAATAATTAGACAGATCCAGCTGGATGGTCTGCGCTCCAAAAGAGCTGTTGTTACCAAAGTCCCAGATGCGAGCGTTCCGGATGCCGTAAAAGGTGATCTTGCCGGAGTTGATGGTACAGCTCCCGTTTCCGTCCGTAATGGAAATACTATCCGATTTGATGCTGACCATGCTGGAACCGGAAAGCACTTTTATGCCATCGTTGGTGATCTGCACTCTTTTGTTTGGCAGCTGGTCATGCCGGACGATAAGGCCGTTTTCCGGGGTAAACTCCAAAAAGTTGGTAGCCGTTTTGGCTGCTTCACCAGCTTTTTTGTCCACCTCGTCCACTCTTTTGTCGTTAGACTTCTGGTACTTGAAAAGCTGGTTAAGGGTGCTCTGCTGATATTTTTCAGCGGATGCCGTATCCTCATCCAGCAGGTTGGTGCGGCCCAGGTTGGCTACTTGTCGGTCGGTCAAAGTCTGCCGGGTCATGCCGAAGGTATACTCCTTTTTGTCCGGCTGATCCAGCGGCTCCACCAGCTTTGTGCACAGCATGATGACATCGATACTGTGGGGTTTGCTGATAATATGAGCGTAGCTGGCAAAAGTAAGCCTGTCCTTGTCATAGCCTGCATCTCGCAGATCCACAGCCTTGACGGTGTAGCTCGTCACCATCAAGCTGTTTTTCTGAAGATCCTGCACGCCTGCAGCAAAGGTGTCGTTGTCGCTGTCGGTGTCATACTCGCCCAGGGCTGACACGATGCCGAACTTCGCGGCCGCTGCATCGTTCTGGATCCATCCACAGTCTCCGTCACTGCTGTCCAGCCGGTACGAAAACCCTTTGGGCAGATATTTATTGATTGTCGCTGCATCCGTTCCAGAGATGCCATAGCGCTCTTCATGGCTCTCGGTGTACTTTTCGCCCCACCACAAAAATTTCCACTTCCACTTTGTCTCCTCGACCGTGTGCTTGCTTCCCATGGGATACACACGGGTAAAAAGACTGTTGGTATCGGTTTTTTCTGTGAAATCCAGCAGGTTCACGCCGTATTCTATGGTCTGGTTCACCAGCCGGTCAGCCTCATACGCCTGGTCGCAGTAGTTGAGCACGTTGTTTCCAGTAGCAGCATTAAAGGTGCAGTAAGCATAGCCGCCGTAGGTTTTGAGCACCATCTTGTCGATGATATCCCATGTACTGCCGTAGTCTTCACCCACGCCGTAGCTGTCCCGGTCGCCGTAGTGGACCACCAGATCACCCAGCGCCGCGGTGACAGTGCCCAGCTCAAAGCGTTTCATCCTCATATTGCCGCACTGCTGGTTGTGGGCATCGATGAGGTGCTGCAAAAACTGCGCCAGCTTTCCCTCGTAGTTGAAGGGTGTGATAGCAGAGTCGTTAAAGTAGGACAGTGCGCCCTCGCAGTAGATGACCCTGCGGTTGTACCAGTCCGCCTCATGGCTCAAGACACGCCCGCGCCAGATCTCTTTATTGTCCTGTTCAACGGTGATGCAGGTGGACATCTTTTGCAGGCTCTCATACTGCTCATGGTCGCGCGTCATGGTAAAATAAAGGCTGCCGCCCTTGCTGACCTCTCGGGTCAGCTTGGGAGACAGCACAAGGGCATTGCGGTTATTTGGAGCGTAGATCAGGCGCTTGTCGTTGGGGTTGCCAAAGGGATATGCAAAAATTTTGTACAAATTTTAATTTCCCCTTTCTGCCAGCGTGGCCAGATGGCCCAGCTGCGCATCGATGGACGGAGCCAGCGCCCCGACCAGCGTCCCGTCATCCAGCTTGATGACCTGATTTCCCGCCTGGGGGAGGTACTGCTGGACGACAGCTCCGATCACTTCTAGCTGGGTTTGAATTTTGCTTTGATAATCCTTCAGGGTACTTGTCTGCATCCCCTGGAATGTATACGGGTCGACTCGGTAATCATACCCAGCAAAAGCCCGCTCGTTGCCATACCAGTAAGCGTCCTGAATGTCTTTGTAGGAGATCTTTTCGTTCTTGCTTTCCTCTTTCTTTTGACCGCTGTCTTTCGTGGCCCACTTGTAAATGCCATAGCCGACAGCAGCCACACCGAGAACACCTGCGATTATAACACCGAGTTCAGGAACGGAAAGGCCCAAAGCGGAAAGACCGGTTCCTCCTGCAGCAGCTGCTCCTGTTCCTGCTGCTGCTACGCCAGCGCCTGCGGCAGCGTTTCCGCCGATTCCAAGCAGACTTCCGATTCCGGAGAATGCACTGGAAATTCCTCCGGTTGCGTTTACTGCTTGGATTGCCGTCTTGAGCTGCTGCAGAGTAGTCACAAGGGTAGAAACGCTGGTTGCAAAATTGATGACTTTATCCACACCGTCAGAGATTTCAGTGAAAAAGTCGCCTACGTTCTCAACCGCTTCATTATCAAAGAATTCGCCAAGATCCTTGATAGAGCTCCCAAAGCTTGAAACAGCGGAATTAGAGCTTTTCACGAAGTCTGCAAAATTCTTTGTGACTACATAGGCCCGGTTTGTGTTTTTCTGGTACTCTTCCCATGCCGTTTTTGAATCGGACAGCTTTTGCTCCGCTTCCGCCAGCAGGGCAGAGAGACGCATGGTCTGATCGGAAAATTCCCCGGTCCCGGCGGCAGATTCATTGTAAAGAGCTGTGAGTTGCTGCACTTTGTCCGCAGCGTCCGTATAGTTGCTGAGAAGGGTGTCGTACTGACTTACAGAAGCATTAACTGTTTCTTTTCTGTCAGTCTCGAAACCGTCCGTCAGGGTTTTAACCTTTGTGTAGGTCTCAACTGCACCGTTTACAATGCGTTCTCCGGTCTCTGTGACGATCTGCTTGATGTGCTCAGAGCCATCCTGGTATTTCTCGGTGGTCGTTTCTATGGTCTGAGAAACGCCATCCTTTACGGATTCAGCAGTCTTGACGATGGTTGCGGCGAGGCTCTTGGAGGCATCCTCGTAGGTTTTTTGGGTCGTCGTCGTAACTTTTCCGTTTTCATCTGTGACAGCCTTCGTGACCAGCTTGTAATTTTTGATGACCCCGTTGACCATTTCCTTGCCGGATTCCGTTGTCGTTTTTGTAAGTTGGTCATAGACTTTGCCGGTACTGTCCTTGATGTGCTCGGTCAGCTCCGTTACGGCGGTGGTGATCTGGCCGAATTCGTTTGCGGAGTAGCTGGTGGCTGCATCCGTCATGGAAGACAGAACGGTCTTTGTGACCGTATTTTTGCCAGAGCTTCCGGCGCTGCTGCCGCTGTTGGAAATGCTGCTGCCGCCGTTATTCTTACTCTGACGTTCTGTCCAGCTCTCGGTGTAAATGCCTTTTCCGGAAAGCGCTTCCTGTCTACGCCGGTCGCGGTTTTCTCGGGATGTTGCGGCAGCCGCTTTTGCATCTTCATCTGCCCGGTAGTCTTCATATCCACTGTATCCGGCATAGGCATCTTTTCCAAGAGCTTTGTTCAGATAATAGCTCGCCTTATCCAGAGCGGTTACGGCAGCGCTTCCAAGCTCGTTGAACTTCTGCTTGACGCTGTCAATTGGACCAGTCAGACCTGTGATTGCTCCGGCCAATCCAAGCCAGCCATCCTGCTTGTAAGCTTCCTGCGCAGCAACGACCATATCATTGATGTTGCCGATCACCACGCCAATTCCGCCGGAAAGGTCCTCGGTCATCAGCCCGGCCAGCTGCTTGACATTGTCTTTCAGCGTAGATACACGGCCATTCATGGTCTGGCTCTGGGTATCCATGCTGTTGTAATAACGTCCACCTTCTTCTGCTGCCGCCTGCAAGGCCTGTGTGAGCAGGTCATAACTGATGGTCATGTTCTGCACTTCTGCGGTGGACTTGCCTGTGTAGTCTGCCAGAATACCGTACACGTCAATGCCTGCATAAGCAAACTGCTTGATATCCGCCGATGTCGCCTTGCCAGTATTTGCGATCTGCTGCAAGTTCTGGGCCATGCGGTTCAGCTCGTCAGAGCCGCCACCCGTGGCAGATACCGCATCGCCCAGTGCCATAATTGTTTTTCGGGCGTAGGTCGCATTTTCACCGGCAGAGATCAGATACTGGTTTGCAGAGACAAGAGCATCCACACTAAACGGGGTCCTTGCCGCATCCTGCTGCATCTGTTCCAGCGCAGCGTTTGCAGCTTCTGCATCGCCCAGCATATTTGTCAGGCCGGTGCGGTAAGTCTCGATCTGTGCGTTGTACTCAATGCCGGATTGGATAAAATCTTTTCCGGTATTGAGTACGGCAGAGGACAGCTTTGAAATAACACCGCTCAACAGGCTGGCCTTGGTCATGGCCCCAGCAAGGGATTCTCCTGCGCCTTCGGCTTTTTTCCCAAAGCTGCCCATGTACTGTTCTGCCGTTTTCAGTCCCTGAGCTGTTGCGTTAAGCTGAGTTTGTGCTTCTCGCAGCTTTGCTTTTAATTCTTTGGTCTGTCTGGAATTTTCTCCGGTCTCTTTGCTGGACTTCTGGTAGGCAGCCGTCAGGTGCAAAACGTCACTATACAGCTTATTATAGTCCTTCGTCATGGACGCAACAGCCGTTTTTGTTTGTGCCTTCGATTCCTCGATGCCCTGCTCGTAAGCAGATGTGTCCAGTCCGAGGGTTGCCATCAAATTAAAAAGATTCAGGATTTCTCACCTCCTTCACACAATTCGGCCAGCAGTTTTGCATTGTCAGCAGTGATTTCTTCCGCCGTCCGGGTATCACGGTTTGCGTTCAGCAGAGGGAAGTGGTAGTCTGCCAGATCAGAGTAGCGGCTTTGATTGCCAGCAATCTGCCCAACAGAATCCGCCAGATAATCCCAGAAGAGCTGCCGTTCCTGGTGCGCCCTTGCTTCGTTGCGGATGTGATCCAGAATGTACGGCTTGCCCAGCAGCTTCAACAGGTCCAGCCGAATTGTTGAGACAAGCCGCTTGTATCCGTCCGCACCGATCACATCAAGGACTGAAAAAAATTCATGAAGTCAGCGTCCCGGAGGGCACGGCTCATAGCGGCAGCCAAGATCTTCGTAGAGGGCTTCTGCTCACCATCATCCAGCACCACAAACAGGGGAAGGATGGTCATGGTCAGATCGGCTTTTTCCACAAAGAGCTGCTTCATCATGTCATCGGTGTTCTTTTCGGACTGAATGCGCATCTTCTGGTAACGCTCTGCGGTGCTTTCCTTTCCGGTCAACTCCGGTTCCCTTCCCAGAATGTCAGAAGCGCCAGATTCCTTGAGGTAATTCTTGTATGCCTGCGCACACTGGTAGGTATGAAGCAGGTACTCGGTTCCGTCCAGGTCGATAATATTCCGCATAGAATCTCCTTACTCATTGGCGGGGGCTTTCACGATGGAGTAGAACTCCATGGGAGCTTTTTCCGGGTTTTCAAGGTCTGCATAGCCGGTCAGGGTGATTTGCATGGAGCCGCCGCCGCGGTGCGCCGTCTGCAGATTCAGACCGCCGGAGGATAGAGCATTGAAAATCTTTGCCACGAGGAAACCTCCGCCGATCATGGGACCAACCCAGTACAGTTCCTTGTAGTCCGACAACGCTGCCTCGATACGGGGAATAATGTGGGTGGGATCTTCGGGATCCACGTCTGCCGTGCCGATCGCCAGTTTCAGGGTATCCGGGCTTGCATTGGGAGTTGTGAAAGAGATAGAAGCCGTAGTCCCGGTGATCTCGTTGCCCTGTTTGGTGTTGGTAGGAGCGTTGTCGATGTCAGCCAGAGTGTCCTCGTAGGAGTTCTGATAAGAGATCGTTACGCCGCCCTGCGTAGCGCAAACGACGTTTGTATCGTCGATTTTGGGCGTTTCAAACGAAAAAGAGGACAGCACGTTGCCAGAGCCTTTCGGAATGCTCTTGAACGCATCCGCAGTCAAAACGTTCAGCTTGAACTTTTTTGCCAAGGTTTCAGCCATTGTAAGTTCCTTTCTCACGTCAGGTAAGACGTGACTTCAAAGTTCAGGTACTCGCACAAATAGCCCTCGGGCGGGTTGTCCATCGGCTGGGCCCACGGGGTGCCTTTGCGCAAAAGAATAGCGCCGCCCTCGCACGGCACGGTCAAACCGCCTGCAAGGGCTGCGCTAATTTGGTCTTCGGTCTGTAAGATGGGTAAACGCCCTGCGCTGCTTGGATACCACAAGCGGCCATGAAACGACGCTTCCTCGTTCCAGCCGCCGGGGACGGCGGGCTTGTAGGTCAGGTAGGGCAGAGAAGCAGCGGGCGGAATGTTGTCTTCCAGATAGCCGGGGATGCCGAACCCGTTAAAGAACGTGTTCAGCGCCCGGTTGATGCTCTCAGACGGTCCCATTACGGCAGCACCGCCTTTTTGCACTTGACGGCCCGCAGCCCCATGCCGGATTCCGGCGGGGCTTTGCTTTCGTCCGCTGTGCTGGTGATCTGGAAGGTCTGGCCGTCGCTCACCCGCTTGATGTAGTCCGGGAAGGCCAGCGGCACGCCCGTGTTGACCAGCAGGGTATAGGTGGAGGCGGTGTCAGCCTGCTCCGCCACCTGAGCTTCCACGGTGGTGTCGTGTCGCTCCACAGCCTCAAACTCGGGGCCGTCCTGCCAGCCGGACACAAAGCCGCCCACGCCGTCCGGCTCATAGCTTCGGGTCTGAAAACAAAATTTTTTGGTGAAGCTCTGCATCACGGTGGATGCAGTGAACGAATTGACCATGTCACATCTTCCTCCACTGATTGATCTCGGATTTATAGCGGGTCTTGCCGTCTGCGGGCAGCCCGTCCGCGCCGGTAGCCATCGTGCCGGACCAGCCGCCAAAGGACTGCGACACATACACGCCGCCTGCGGGCAGCGCCTTATCGTATGCATCGATTTTTTCAGCCAGCTCCACAAAGGCAGGCGGCACGCGCATGGGCTGCACTGTCCCGGCGAATGTCTCGGCGGTGAGGTCACCATCCCCGGCCTTATGCACGCCGTCATTGAAGATGGATCCGCACACGAGGAAATACTGCCCCGGCACTACCCCGGCGGGCACGGTGTCCGGCTCAAAGGCAAACTCCCCGGCAATGGGGTCGTCCGCCCGGTCAAAAAAATTGTGCGTGTATCTGCACAGCTCGGGGACGGTCATGCAAAGTCACCCCCTTGCAGGTTAGACCGATTCACCCGGGGTAATGGTCTGGACAGAGATTCCGTCCAGGTACTCAGCAAACAGGGTCACGCCGGTGATGGCGAAGCTCTCAGAGACGGCGGTGGTGTAGTTGCCCTGGGTATGGAAGCCGATCAGGTTGCTGGCCTCGCCTGCGGTGGTGTACACCAGTCCAGCCTTGGCGTAGTCGCTGTCGGAGGGGTCAACGTAGTACATCACGATGTTATCCACGGGGGTGGCAATGACCTTGCCCTTTGCGATCTCGCCGTCAGACAGCAGGAAGATGGTGTTGTAGCCCATGAAATCCTTGATGTACTGGAAGCCGTACTGGTTCTGGATGGTGATCGGGGCGGTGCCCAGGTACTCCGCCACGTCCAGGACGTTGGCAAAGCCCACAACGCCGGTGACGGTGCGGTGCATATTCTTGAACTTGTTCTCCACGCTGCCCTTTGCCATGGCCAGAGCCATCTGGAAGGTCTTGGGGGTGCCCTTCAGGCTGCCGGTGTTCAGGTACTTGTAAAACTTGTCCGTGACCTTTGCGGTCAGGTCAAACAGGAACTCGTCATCGGTTTTCTGCACGGCCACATCATAGCCATAGTTCTGGATTGCCTCCAGGGAGACGGCCTTGGCGTACTTTTCGATTGTGATCTTGCCGTAGTCCTTCTCCTTGACGGTGTACTGGCTGTAGGGGATCTCCTCGCCCTCTGCCACGGTGCCGCTCTGCAGGGTGCCCTGGGCGTACTTGCTTTTCAGCACGGTGCCGGGCTGCATCCGAATGGGCCGCATGATGCCCATGATCTCCCGCAGGTGTTCCCAGTTGCGCTGGAAGCGGGTCACGAAGTCGATTTCCCGGGGGTTGACGGTGATCTCGGTAGTGGTGATCAGATTAGTCTTTGCTGCCATGTGTTAGTCCTTTCCGCCGCCTGTAAACAGGTCGGCATTTGCTGCAATGGCCGCCTGGCGCTCGCCTGCGTCCTTGATTGCAAAAATTTGGTCTTTGGTCATTTTGGAGCCGGTGTTGGTGGGCGGGGTGTCCACCTTTGCGCCGGTGGTAGTCGTAGTGCCTACGAAGTCGCTCCACTCAGCTTTTAGGCTGTCGGCGTGCTTCTTGGCATCCTTGACTTCGCCCTTATCGTCCAGCTCCAGCTTGTCGATGTCCTCGCCGGACAGCCGCACAACGCGGTCTGCGTACTTGTCCAGCACCCCGGCGGCTTTCAGCAACTCCCGGAACTTGGCTTCCTTGGCTGCGTGGGTGTCCTTCTGGGTCTGCTGGGCTTTGTAGTCGGTCAGCGCCTGTTCAGCGGCCTGCTTGCCGCCGTTGGCTGCGTCGCGGTCTTTTTCGGCCTGTGTGCGGGCTGTTTTTTCTGCATCCAGCTGGTCTTTGAGTTCGTCCGTCTCCTTGTGCAGGGCGTCCAGAATGGCCTTGGCCTTGTCATCGTTGGAGGTTTCGGCGTTCTCCAGAATCGTGCGGATGTCAGCTCTTTTGAGTGCCATGTGATAGTCCTTTCTGCCCTTGCTCGGGCTGCCATGCTTGGCAATAAGGTTTAATTTGCCGGACGTGCTGCCGGTGTGGTGCCGCTTGCAGGGCTCGAACCTGCAACTACCCGGTTATGAGCCGGGAGCACTGCCAGTTGTGCGAAAGCGGCATAAAAAAGCGGCTGACGCTGTGCGCCAACCGCTGGATATTGAGCTTTCAGCAGATAATGCAATAGAATGACAGATAGACCATAGCCACCAAAACGTCAATACCGATAAGGGCATACCACTGTGGTTTCTTTGCAGTGGCGATGGCAAGAGCATTCCAAACGGAAAAATTCCAAAGGAAAAACATAATCGTTCCTATCATTGCCATGACGATTTTTTGTTCTTGTGGGTTTGGGCTCACTTGTTTATACCTCCTTGTTTCCTTCCTCCACCGCGATTTCTCGCAGCTCGTCAATGTGATTCTCCACCGCCGGGCGCAGGAATGGTCTGGCTTTCATGCCCCGGGTAAAGTGCCACTTGCCGTTAAAGTCCTTCCAGACCCACGGCGTTTTTCGTCCGTTGCCTTTCTCGGCAAAGATGCCTGTTCCGAGCTCCACATAGACGCTGTAAAACAGGTTGCTGCCGATGGTCACGGTCTTTTTTGCGAGGTCGAGGGCAAAGGTCAGACTCTGCTTGAGCGCGCCGCCCACGTAGCCCTCAATGCCCGTGCTGTCTGCCGTGCCGGTTGGCACAAGCAGCTGGGCGTAGTCCTGCACTTTCATGCCCCATAGGGTCAGCACCCGCTCCGCCCACGAGTCCAACGCCTCATGCAGCTGCGGGGTGTTGTCGGTGAATTTGATGTCGTAGTTAAAGTTCACGGCTTATCCCTCGGTTCTCGCTTTTTCTTTAAGATGCGACCGCACTCAGGGCAAAAATTCAGCTGTCCGGCACGATGCGTTACCGTACCGCACACGCCTGCGCCTTTCCTGTGCGTTTTTGTGATAAGACTGACTTGAAACGTGGTGTAAAGGCCGTTCTCTCCTTTGGGGGAATTTTCCTTCCACCACGCAAGCCTCTCGCAAAATTTGCAAGGCTTCTTCTCATCCATGCTTTGCAGCCTCCTTTCTGCGTTTTCGCTCTTCTGCCCACCACATTTGCTCTTTTTCCTTTCCGCCCTTGGATTTATACCACTCGGTGTAATCCATGACGGGGGTGGTCTCTTTGGTCACATTGTCCCTCTGCATGGCGTTCTGCCGGGGATACTTGCCCAAGGCAGAGGACAACACACAGCGGCAGTGGTAGACCATCTCCGGCGCTGCGTTGGGGTCGCCGGGTCGCTGAATTTCGTAACCCATGACCTTGAACGGCTCGTCAAGCTCTGCCGTCTGCTGGTCTAGCAGGCGGTGCATTTCACGGGTGCGGTAGTCGTGGGCGGAGTTCCACCGCTTTTTGACCTCGATGCCCAAAGCCTGGGCGTTGCGCATCTGCTGCAAAGCCCCGGCGTTCTGGGCGCTGGTAAGGGCTGTGATGGCGTTGTTCATGGCCCAGTGGATCTCTGTATCGGCCATGCCGTTGACGGCCTGCACGGCGATGTCGTGGACGCCCTTGCCCTGCACGATGCCCTGCATGACGTAGCGGTTAAACACCCGGGCGTCATAGGTGCGGTTGCTCTCGCTCTTGATGCGCTTGTTGGGCACCATGCGGGGGTTTTCCTTTAGAAGCAGCTTGACCGCTTCGGTGTTGTACAGGGTCAGCCCGAACGTCACGCCTGCAGCCTGTTCCAGCTCGTAGAAAGCCCAGTTTGCGCCAAAGGAAAAGATGTTGTATTGCTCGTCCCGGGCCAGCTTGTAGGCCGTCTCTTGGGCTGTGGTGCAAGTCTGCGTGATGCCGTCCAGCTTGGCGTGCATCAAATCGGACTGAAAGACCTGATTTTGCAGCCAGATGCGGTAATCCTCTTCGGTGATCTCGCCTGCGTCCAGCTGCGCCCGCTTGCGCTCGTCCAGCGCTTTGTACTTTGCCAGAAACTCGGTAAGTTGCTCCTGCATTTCCCGGCGGGCAGTGCCGTACACCCGGAGGATACGGCGGCGCAAGCGGTTCAGCTGGCGGGTAGAGATGCGGTCACGGTCGTTTGTCATACGTCATCGATTGTGTCAGGCAATGGCTTGACAGCTTCTTCACACGCTTTCCGAATAGCTGTTCTGTTGACTTCGATTGTAAAGTTTTTGCTTGCGTCACGATCTTCCAAACGTTCAACAGCAGAAATAAAGCGCAGAAGAATATCTTTTGCTTCTTCTGAAAGTTCGATTTCTATTTTCCCATCAATCGGGATTTTAAGATTCGCCATCGTCTTCGTCCTCCTCGTCCACGGTCTCCCGTGTTGCGCTCTCAGCCATCAGTGCGGCCTTGGCCTGCTCCTTTTGTTCCGGGGTCAGGTTGGGCAGCAGGTCAATGGCCATGTCCTGCCCGATGATGTGTGCCTCGGAAATTACCATGCTGACCTGTTCGGCCGTGTTGGTGATCTTGCTGCGGTTGAATGTCGGCATAGCGTTTTCAAAGCCAGCCAGTGCGCAGATCTGCCGAATGAACGGCTTGATCTGTGCCTCGAAGTCGTCCGCGTTCTGGTTCAGCGGTTCATAGGCCGCGTCCAGATGGTCGTTTGTGCTGTCCGCGCTCACGCAATGCACGTCCAGACCGCCGAAGTCCTCATACACCCGGGTGTGGAGCAGTTCCAACAGAGCCTGCCGGGCCGTCACAGGAATCTCGGTGGTGTAGGGGGTGATCTTGCCGCCCTCGCTAGTGTCTGCGCCTGCAATGTGGTACAGATTCAGCTTGACGAGGAACTCCTGCAGCTCGTCATCGGTCATGCCGTTGAAGTTCTCGCACAGCCAGTAGATCTGCGAAAAGTCCTGCAAGTCATTGCAGAAGCCAGACATCACCAGATCGGTGTTGTCAATGTAGGCTTTCAGCCCCACAAGGGTGCTCTGGTGCAGGTCGGATCCCCACAGCGGCACAATGGGAAGAGCGCTGTAGTTTTCGCCCTCCACGCTTTCCAGCCCGCCGCCGGGTGTGGTAACGGTAACGCTCTTGTATGCCTGCTTCGGTGTTGTCTCCTGCATCACATTGCCGATTTTGCTTTCCGTATACTCGGTAAAGCCGTCCAGCTCGTACAGGATATAGTGCATATCCGTGTTAGGGTTCAGCCGCCAGAATCGCACACCCGCCTGCAAAAGGCCTGTCTTTTCATCGTACAGGGGCGCGAACTCGGTCAGCTTGAAAATCACCAGATGGTCGTTGTTCCAGAAGCCGAAGCTCTCACCATGGATCAGGGCGAAATATCCGGCTTTCTGAATCTGCTCATCAAAGTTCTGTCCAAGCTTTCCCTTGTCCACGCCATCGTCCGCAAAGACCACGCCGTTGCCGAGGGAGTAGGTCGCCCGCTGCTTGTTGAGCCGCCGGAAAAGATTGCTCTTGACCATATCGGGGTGCAGGACATCTTGCTTTGTGTTTTTGGATAGGCGTTTCAGCATCAAAGCGTAAGCCTGCGCGAAGCGTTCAGCCCCCGGGTTTTTCTGTGCGTCGTACAGGTCGGCATCCAGCGCCATCTTATACGGTCCGGAAGCGCAGTGCTGCTGCACGAACCGCCGGATGAAATCAGACTGTTCCCCGGCGGCTTGCGCCTGCTGGAAGGTCTGGAAAGTGTATACAGTGCTCAAAATCAATCCCTCAGTTTCACAAGGCGCTTTGTGCGCACGAAATAGCGGATAGCGTCCATGCAGTGGTCGTTGACCTTCAGCACGGTGTCGTCTTTGTCCGGGTCCCAAGCGTACACGCCGAACTCTTCCAGCGTGTGCTTGCAGTCTTTGTATATTTTCAGCCGCCCGGTCTGCAGCATGGTCTGCACGTCCAGAATGCCGCTCAAAACGTCGTTGTTTGCGGGTGTCTGGGTAAAGCCGTTCTTGCGCAGCTCAGTGATCAGTGGCAGGGCAGAGGGGTCAACAATGATCCTTTCCGGCTTGAGACCATCCAGCCACGCTTTGAGATCTGTGACATACTCGCCCACAGTCTTTTGCCGCTTCTGCTCTCGCCCGCTGTAGTAATACTCCCGGGTGACGATCCAGCAGTCTGCATCGGCCTGTTTTTGGAGCAACAGGAACACCGTTGCGTTCTGGGTACCGAAGTCACACGCCACATAGGCGCTTTTCGGAGACAGCTCCGGCAGCACGTCAATGACGTGTTTTTTCGGGTCGAACATGTCATATACAAGGCCCTCTGCCACCGTCCACAGACCCAGAATGTAGCGCTGGTAGAAAACGCCGCTGTACTGGTTGCGGTAGCGCTCTTTGATATCCTCGGCAAGTGACAGGTTGTCGTCCATCGTGAAATGGAGATACATCATCCTGCGGGAGCGGCACTTGCGCACCCACTCGAGATAAAACCAGTGCTGTGGGCTGCCCGGGTTGCAGTTGAACCAGAACTTTGACCCGGTGACAGAGCAACGGGCGGTGGCCTGATTGACGAAGCTCTGCGGCATCAGGGCCACCTCGTCGAAGAATGCCCCGGCAAGGGTGATGCCCTGGATCAGGTCCTGACTGCTCTCGTCCTTGCCGCCGAAAAAGTAAAACTCGTTGATTCTGCCGCCCTTGCTGACGGTCATGCAGTTTTCTGCCCGATGCTCCTTGACGTTGTAGCCACGGGCTGCAAGCTGCTGCTTGAGCGTCCCCAGCACGTTGCGCCGGAAGCTGGCAATGGTCTTGCCGCACATGGCGAACTGCTGGCCGCTGTAGCAGGTCATTGCCCACTGTACGAACGAAAAGCTCATGGCAAAGGTCTTGCCCGAGCGAATAGCGCCATCGGCAATGATGCCGTTGTATCCGCTGTATGCGCTCTGCGGTGTCCACCAGCTCAGGACCTGCTTTTGCCGCTGGCTGAGGGCTTTCCAGCGAAAACCGTTACTTTTCCGCATTTTCGTCCTCTTCCTTTGGCAGCATCTCCACGTCATCCGGCGGGCTGGTGTCTGCGGCAGCATTCAATGCCTTTATCAAACCATCATCGTGACGCTCTTCCTGCTCCGCTTCTTTCGGCTTATCGCTCCAGCCAAAATTAACTTGCAGGCTGAATCTTGCGCCGCCGTTTCCGTCACGATCATAGAGCCGTTCTTCGGCGTATCTCTCGCATCGAAGCTTCGCGCGCGTTATCGTGTCAGAAAACTCAGCTTTTCCTTGATAGTCAATCAAAGATTGCCGAGACTTAAATCCCAACGCCAAAGCTAGACCTGTGACCGTTTCTGGACGTTCGTCGATTTTTATCACGTTTCCGTATTTGTCCAAAACAGGCTTTCCAGTTTCGTCTTCTAAGACGCTCCCTTCACAGCTTTTGAAGAACTCTTCGATTTTTTTCTCAAGTTCTTCTTTGCTCTCAAAGACGGGCGGTCTGCCTATCCTTTTATTTTTGCTGTAGGCCACCGCCACCACCTTCCTAAACTCGTACAAAATAAAAACCGCCCGGAAAACCGAACGGTCAGAATCGAATAAGCCGTCAGCCGGATTTGAACCGGCACCCACAGGCCCCCGCCGGGGCATGGTTCAGTGCCTCGGATGTATCGGGTTGTAACAGCCATGTGGTGTCACCAGCGTTGTCCCGCCTTAAATGGGCGGCGCTCTGCCAGTTGAGCTATGACGGCATATAAGCAGCAACGCCGTTATCTGCTTTTACCGGACAGTAAGACGTTGCCGCTGCATCCGGAACTTTAGCGGCCAGATGCCCCGCTACTCTCTGCATGCCGTCCCCCGGTCATGCAAAGTCTGGCACTCCAGGCAGGGCTCGAACCTGCAGCCTGCAGTTTTGGAGACCGCTGCTCTACCACTTGTGAGCTACTGGAGTATAAAAAGCCGCCCTTGGAATCGAACCAGCCGTGCCTACACACACGCACCGCGATCCACATTGCGCTCAGGCGGCCATATAGCAAATAAAAACAGCCCACGGTTCGCCGCCGGGGCTGCTTGAGTTGACGCACATCCTGCGGGGCATGCTGGCCCGCTCGGATTTCCGGTGCTGCTGTTCACGGGCGGAGGTTTCAGGGCGTGGGCAAGATTTCAGGAATCCCACACCCACCCGCACACCGGTGGTGAATCACTCCATGCGTCAGACCTGCCGCGTTACAGACTTTGCGGCGTTTGGTGCGAGATCGCGGAGTCAAACCGCGCGGAGAGGAAAGCCTCGAACCTTCCCAATACGCTCAAAGTTGCGCAGCTCTGAGCGGAGCCGTTTCGGAATCTCGCACATAGAAGCAGCCCGCAAAGCACGGTGTCAGAGTGAAAAGCGTTAAGCGGCATGAACGAAAGGAGAATTCGTACGGGGCCGCACTTTGGAAGCTGCTGAGGAGCGGCGCACCGCTTTGCGCGGTTCCGCTTGTAGTCATTTTACCACACTTCGATTCACATGTGTTTCACAACGATTCAAATAAAGTGTAGAAATCAAAGCGCTTTCAATGGTCGTTTTGTACATCCTCCCAGATTTCTGCCAAAGCGTCAAACCCCTCGTGGATGTAGGTAGAGACCGAATTGTCTCTGGACAAGCCCACGTCTACCGCGATCTTCTTTTGTGGTTTCAGGTCGATATACCAGCCGCAGATGCACTTTGCTTGCTTTTCAGACCGAGCAGACCCGCTCAGGCAGTAGGCCCGCCGGGCAGCTTCGATGCGCAGTTCACAGAGATCAAGCTCCATCTGCTTGAGGTTCCGCTCTTCTGTGTCGATTCTCTCCACGGCAAAGCCTACTTTGTCACCAGCTCCACCGCCCATCGGCATCCCGCTCATGCTCTGGGTGCACTTTTCGGCAGTGTCCCGGATGCGCTGGATCTTCTGCTTCTGGGCCTCGACCTGCTCCGCCAGGTCTCTGCACTGCTGGAACCACGCTTTGACGGTGCGGTAATCCGGCAGTTCCGGCTTGTTGGTGTCAGGTGTCCAGGTTTGGATCATGTTATCAACCTCCCAGCATCGGGTCAGGGCATTCCCAATAATAGTCATCATATTGAATTGCTCGGTCAATTGTTGTTTCTCCGTCGACAACTTCGATTTCCTGATTAAACTCCATCCCGCACTCATACCCGTAAAACCTGAAATCGAGACCATACTTTTTTGACAATTTTTCATACGGTTCAGATTCTAGTGCCCAGGCGGCTTTTACGGGTAAGACAATAATGTCTTTCCCATCTTTTGCTCCAAAAGAGAAATCATTTTCATACTTCTCGACAAAATTTCGTCTGGTTCCTGCGATATAGGCATCTCGCTTTACGACAATATGAAGTTCGTCAAGCTCTGCATCATAGGCAATGGATACGCCGTTCACGTCCTTCTTGAAAATAAGAGCTTCGTAAAGAAGTTTTCCTTTTTCAACGTCTGGTTCCATTACTGCGACACATTCGGAAAGCCACTTCATAATGTTTTCTTTCTTGCCACGGACTTTAAGTTTTCCTTCACACCAGTTCGGCATGATTCATTCCTCCATTTCTTCGATTTCGTCGCCCCACGCATCCCAACCAGGAACACGTTGACGGGCAAAAAGTTCTATTCTAGGGACATCTCCCAGCAATTCAACGATTCTTTGTCTTGTCTCGTCCGGCTTTGCACTGTGTTCCTGTATTGGAGATTCGATCACCTGATGCACAGAATGGCTCTTGATCTGGGCGGCGGCTTTGAATCCGGGCTTCACGCCCAGCAGGCAAATTTCGGCGTTTGCGCGTGTGTACGCACCCATCCCAACAAAGTTTTTTCCGCATTTGTATTTTTTCACCCAAACAAAAGCAGCGGTTTTGTAAGTGAACCCCCAAGCATCCATAACTCGAAGTGCATCCGGGAGTGTGGGAAATGTTGCCCACATGAATAATAGGCATCCACCCCCCGCAAGCTGTTGGACAGGCAGAGCGCAAATATCATCGGTGGTCATAGTTTTGTAATGCTGGGCTGCGTACCCTTGTTTTTTACCAGCCGCTCCTTTTTGCAGATAGTTCCACGGTGGATCTGCGTATATGACGGAGTACTTTTTGTTTGGCAAGTCCATATCATCCCTCCATTTCCTCGATCCAGATCTCCACTCTGGGGTTTTTCTTGTCGTGTTCCACCCGGCTGCCATCGTGGGCGGAAACGATCTTGCTGTTGTCGTCCTCCAGCACCTTGGCCTTTACCAGAATGTCGCAGGTCGCCTCTATGAGATTGGCAAGGTCTACCTTGCGCCGGGTAGCCATGTAGTACACACACCGCACGTTCACGCGAGCTGTGATGGGGTTGTAAGGCCGTTTGATCTGCCACAGGCACTTTTCCTGATACTGCATGAACGCCTCGCTGGGGGCCACAATGCGGCGGTTTTCGTGTGCCTTGAGGATACGGGCAGAGTTTTTCTTTGTGCGAGGGTCGCCGTAGAGGGTTAATTTCATCTGCCGTCCTCCACATAAAACCAGGATTGTGGTGGTCGCTGAATCTCTACAGGCTCATAGCCAAATTTCGTTGCCCGCATCCTTGTAAAATCGCTCAACGGTCGCGGCTGGTCATAAATCTTCAGGTCAGAAATGTGCCAGCTGTACAGGTCTTTCATGTCGGCATATTTCATACCGATACCCCATCCGGCGTATTCCTTCACTTGCTTGATACTGAGGCAACTTCCAGCAATTGCTGTTTCAATATCTTCTTTGACGATGCAGTACTCAGGGCCGATGCGCCGGATGTCATCACAGATGAACTCTCCAATAACCATCTGGGTATTACCGCGTATGCTGTCCGGCAGCAGCTTATTGAACTTTACGAACACAGGCTTTCCGTGATGGATTTCGCCGTCCATCGTTTCTTCGCCATCCTTGAAAATGGTGATGAGTTGCTGCGGAGCTTTTGTGCAGTAGATGTACGCCTTGAACGGTGTTTCCAGCTTCGGGCGGGTCTTGCGCACCTCAAGGGTCTTTTTCCCCCGAATGATGAGGTCGCACCATTCAGGACGGATGCTCAGCAAGATAGCTTTCATTTTTTCATCATCCCTTCCATTGCCAGCTGCTCGCACTGCTTTTCAGCTTCTCCGGAAGCGGCATCCAGCCTACGACCGGCTTAGCTATCGGACATTCCAGTGCATCTTCTGGTGTAAAGTGGCGGTATTCCCACCAGCCTTTCGGGAGCCTATACAAATCATCTTCTTCGTCATAAATGCCGTAATCATCGACATCTTCCCACTGCCAGAGGCTTTCGTACTGAGAAACAGTTCCGTCCTCATAAAAGGCCGTTGTGATGCAGTAGCCTTTTCCACAATCAACCAGCACCAGCACTTCGGTTTCGACCTTGGGCGGGTCGGTTTCCGGGTCTCTCCATACGGGCTGCAGGTTCTTGATGTCAATAACCGGGGCCGTCTCGATAAGTGAGGACGGAACGCCATGAAAAGCAGCGTTACCCTTGGTGATAATCATAACTTCGTGCTTGAGCAGCTCGTCACGGTCAATCAAGACAACTTCCTTAGACATTGCATTTCCTCCGTCCTTACAGGTTCAAACTCATCAAACTCGGGGTAGAAGGCCCGAGCCCTGGAGACGGCGATATGTTCCGCCTCGCCGGGGTTCTTCGCTTCCACGATCCAGCAGTGGAGATCTGTGCCGCCCTCGTTGCGGCACTCCACTAAAACCCTGAACTTACCCATTGACTGCCTCCAATCTAGCTGGGTCAGACGTGCCGCGCAGCCGGGCGGCCTCCCTCGGCGTTGTCGTAATGTCCTCCCGCGACTGCTTCAGGAACTCTACCCGGCGATAGGTCAGGTCCGGGGTCATGGCCAGCTCCTTCAGGCCGCCCACGCTCCCGGCGTAAGTTTTGGCCGCCGGGGGGAGGCTGTCGTACAGAACTTGCAGCTCTTCCGTGCCATCGCTACGGATAATCCCGCCCTTCTCGTCAATGCCGGTCACCATCGGGAAGTTTTTCCAGCTCATGTATTTCTGTGCCTTGCGGGCTGCATCGGCCAGAGCGCCCCACTCTGCATCCGGGTTGATGCACTGGGAAAGCTGCTTGTAGATATCTGCTACCGTGATTGGATAGACGCAGACGCGATTCGCTGCGAGGAACGCCCGCTTCACCACTTCTCCGGGATAATCCCGGAACTGATACGTCCACACGTCAAGGGTGGTCTCCATTTCCTCATCCGTGAGGGGTTTGCTGCCTAGCTTGTACAGCGTGAAGTTCATCCGTATCAGCTGGGCCGTTTCTTCTTTCGTCATTGCTCAAACCCTCTTTTTCTGTCCATGTTTGCCAGCACTCTGGTCAGCTGTTCGTCCACGCTCTCGGCGGGCTTTCTGCCACCGGTAGCGCTGCCGGGCCGTGCCTGCTGCTGGCGGCTCTGGTACTGCTCATCACTTGCAGCTACATCGCCAACCGTCTGAACACCTTCGCGTTGCCAACTGGCTAAGATTCCGTTTATGTAGGCCCACGACCGTTTATTTGCTTCCGCTGCCCGGTCAATTGCCAGCAAGATCAAGTCTGTGCCGAAAGCCTGCCGCCAGCTTTGCAGCTTTTCCAGCGCTGAACGCGGAAAGCTGCCTGCAACTTCCTCGTACCGCTGAATAATATGGGCGAGGTCTGCATCAGCTGCCGGGGCTTTCTCTTTGCTGTTATTTAAGCTATCTCTATTAGGATAGATAACAGTTTCAGTAATAGGTTCAGTTACAGTAGCAGTTACAGATACAGTTGTATCTATACTGTACCGATACTGTATAGATAGGGTATCTGCGCAGTATTTTCTGAACGCATCACTCTTGATATTTTGCAGCGAGTACTCAACGCCCTTCAGGCATTTGGGTGATTTCGACCAGTTGTATTTGTGCCAGTTAAGAAGCAATATCTCTTTCGTTGCCTTGTCATAGCGGATAACGTTGTGAACAGTTTCCATTCGGTGGATAAGTCGGTCTACGGTCTCTTCGTTGTATCCAAGCTCTCTGCTCGCTTGCCGCTTGCCCAGCTCATAGCATCCGCTCAAAGTGGTGTGCGGATTGGTGAGAAGGTAGAGATAAAAGTATTTATCTTCCGGGGTGAAGTCATCGTCCACCTTCGGGTCTGACCAAAAGTTCGGCGAAACGCAACGAAAAATTGCCATCTGCTCACCTCCTTTCTCTCAACGGTGAATCAGAACGGCAAGTCGTCCGTGTCCGAAATCGGGCGGTCATCGCCGTTGTAATCGGGCGCTGCCGCCGGGGTGGGTTGTTCTACCGTTTCAGCCGGAAAAGCCGTTTGCGCCGGTTCTGCGCCGGGGTCAAATGGCGTTTCGTCCTCCACCGGCGCAAAGTCATCGGTTCCTGCCTGTTCGGTCGGCTGCATCATGTCGATTGCCATCTGAACCCAGCTTGCATTGACAAGGCCGCCAACCAAAACGCCCTCGGCATCGAGATTCCAATAGGTCTTGCCGTTAGATTCGTGGCTTTTCAGCTCCCGGCCAAACGCCACGACAAAATCTCCCTTGTGCAGCAGTCCGTCCCAGCTGTCCAAATCGCGCCAGATGCAGCACTCCACGAAAACGCTGTTCCACTTGCCGGAATCATCCTTGACGCTGTGCGCCTTGACACTCATGCTCAAGAACTGGTTTCCAGTCCGCGTTTCCTTGATTTCCGGGTCGCGGGCCAGCGCTCCGGCCACCATTGCACCAGTGCTCGTCTTGATAATCATTCGCCATCACCGCCAAACGGATCATCGTTGGTGTCGGTGGTTTCGACTGCCAACGGTTCGGGCTGTTCTTTTTTCGGCTTCAGTTTGCGGGGCTGCATAGCGCCGATTTCGGGCTGCTCGTTCTCGACCTCGCGGTAGGGTGCTTCTGCATCTACCGGAACCTCGCTCTCATCGTAGAGGCTGCCAAACGTGGCCGGGAAGGATTCGCGCAGCGCGTGGACGAGGGCCACCTTACGAATCATCGTTGCAGGCTTCGTTACCCACAGGGATTTCTTGGTGTCGTATTCGCTCAGCTTCACTTCTTCGTAGAAGGGGCGGCTGCGGTCCTTACGGTAGGCTTTAGCCCAGCCGCCGACCAGCTTCTCGTCCTCGTAGACGATGGATCCTTCGCGGTGAATAATCTCGCCAACTTCCGGCACGAGCACAATAACGCCAGCTTCAAATCCGTCATACTGCGGGTGACGCTCGGCCATCTTCATATAGCAGGTCTTGCCCAGCACGATGGTGGACGCGCTGTCGCCGTTCTTATTGTCGTAGTGGATAAGATATGCCTCTTTGGTAAAGGGGTTGAGGTGGTACTGCTTGCAAGTCTCCAAGAAGATGCGGCACTCTGCGAAGGTCGCATCTTTGCAGATGAAGTTCCGCACATCGTCAAAGGTGACGGTCAGATGCTGTCCGTCCATGCTCTCGATTTCGACCGGCTTAGATTCTGCGACCGGCTGCATCGCTTCGCTCTGCTTGACCTGAGCAGCGAAGGAGCGGCTCTGAACTGTGGTAGTGGTATTCGGCGCAGCAGCGCCAGCGCGTGAAGTGAAACCCATTTTTGTTACCTCCTAGAATGTTGAAGATTATTTGATGCTGCCGAAATCGAACCCGCGTTCTTTGGCAGCGCTGCGGAACCATGCAATGTCTTCTTTGGTGAACTCAACCCAGAAGTAATAGCGCTTGCGGGAGGAAGCCTCCTGCGCAGCGGCGAAGCTCTGCATCGCCTCCATGTCCAGACGGCCCTCCGGCGTGATGAATGCGGCGGCTTGCGTTGCTGCGGTGGCTTGCGCCCGCATCTCGCGTTCTTCTGCGGTCGGGGGAACAATTACCGGGGCCGACATCCGCGCCCGCTCTGCCGCTTCTCTAGCGGCCTCTGCGTCCCTCTGTGCAGCGCGTGACTTCTCGCGGCGGGTATGCTCGCGGACGGCCTCGTTCACGCTCAGGTTGCGCAGGTATTCGGTAATGCAGGGTTCAGCGTCTTCACCGCAGGTCTCCCGGATGAGGCGGAGTTCCTCCCGTCGGGTCTCCACAGCCTTGCGCAGTTCCTTTTCGGCCTGGGCGAGGTCAAAGGTTTTATTGAGCCACTGGGGCACAAGCAGACGGTCAAAAGAAATCAGAGGTTCCAGCTCCCCGATGCAGTCCCGGTAGACCAGCCGCAGGGTGGATGCTTTTTCTTCCCGCTGGGCCTGTTCTACTGCTTTTACCTGCTGATCAATGGCGCCGGAAATCTCCTTGCATTTGCCCTGCATCTCCTTGATGCTCTGCTGGAAATCTTCTAGCGGCTTCATATAGAGCTTCTTCGCTGCCGTGGCAGCAGCTCCAAGCTGCTTATCCCAGCTGTTGACCTTTGCCCTGTCCTCCTTTGCGCTCTTGATGCTCTCCGGGGTGTAGACCCGGCCTTTGTAGGCCGCCAGCATCTCGTCAAGGTTCCGTTCAACCTCGTCCTTGTTCCAGCTCATGGCCGGAATTGCCGGGCGCTCCACCCGGACGGTCAATTCATTCTCCATCTGTAAAAACCTCCGATTTTGTGATATCATCAAGGGGATGGGGGTTACGATCCATCACCCTTTGGGCTCGTCCGTGTTACCAGCACGGGCGGGCTCATTTTTGTTGATGTCCTCCGCATCCTCCAGAATCTCCCGCATATCGTCCGCCATAATGTCGTAAGCGGACGCTCTGGCGGCGTAGGCCGCCTTTTCCAGAGGATTATCGGTGTACTCGGCATACACGCGCTGTTTGGCGGCAAGGTTCACGTACTGCCGCAGGTTGCGGGTGATAAACTGCTTCGTGGTCATGCGTCCCTCCGGTTCTGCCGATACTCCGGCTCCTCGGTGCGGGCGTTCTGCTCCCGATCCTGGGCGGCAAAGCCCAGCCGCAGGAACATCACCGCTGCCAGCACCAGGCACAGGGCCGTGATGAACTGGCTGTCCGAGATGGTTCCTCCCGTCTGTGCACCGCCCTCGAGGCCCATGCCGTACAGTAGGCCAACGGCCCCGCTGGCCACGGCCAGCCTGTACCATACATCGGATTTGATCTTCATGCGGATTCTCCTTTCTCAAGTGAGGGGAAAAACAGTTCCCCGATCTCATTCTGTCTGATGTCAAGCAGTTCACACATTGCTGTGATCTCTGCGCTTGTCCACGGATTGTGCCCCTGCATCCTGCCGCTCATGGTATCCCGGCCAATGCCGATGTACTTAGCGACTTCCTGATCGCGGTAGCCGCAGCTGTGGAACCGGCCCCGAAGTTTCCAGTACGGAATCTGCCGGAAAGTGCCCTGTACGACCTTCATCATGCTTCAACCTCTTTTCTTTGATGTGTGCCAGCCGTGCAGGCATGGTCAGTGCCTCACTTCTTAGAGCTGCCAAAACTGCCAATGAGCCAGAGCGCGATCCACGCCGCCGTTCCGGCGGCCCAGGTGAACGTCCAGTGCATCAATGCGCAGATGGCCCACCCGTCATACTCGCCGTGCGCAACATTATTCCAGAACTTGTTCGGGGTCATTGGAACAAGGTTTGCCCGGAACATCTCGCAGCACTCAGCAACGCCTTTCATTGTGATCCTTTCGCTCATGCCGCCATCTCCTTTCAAAATAAATGGGTTTTAGTAAACCATGATTTCTTCTGCTAATTTGCGGTTGTAGCCACAAAATACGGTATTGCCTGTGGTCTCGTTGCGCAGGGTGTAGCCCTCTCTGCTTTTCATAAAGCAATACTTGTACTCATGCCCGCTTTGGCTTTTCTCGGTGTAGCAGAACGGCTTGTAACGGTCTGCATGTGCAAGCGCCTTGCGAAAACCGGTCTTTGTCATTTTGCACACCCCATCTCCTTCCTTAGAACATGCTGGTCTGGCCGTTGGTCTGCTGGATCAGCATCACGGTGTTGGTGCTGGGCTTCCAGCGCTGGATGTACTCCACGGCTTCGTCAAAGCGCTTGCGGGGGATGTTGCCCACGCTGTTTACCCGGAACCAGTCCTGCACGTCGTGGTTGCACTCGCTGTACACCTTGCTGCGCACGTGGTTGTCGATGTAGGCCGGGGTGTCCTCGCCGCCAAGAGCACCGATCACCGCCCGGCTGATGGCCTTGCGCAGCACACGCTGCTGGTTGTAATCCACCGTCATGGTGTTCTCCAACGCGGTGAGCCGCTCTTCTTGCCGCTGGGTGCGGTTGTCCAGCATAAACAGCGCCTGCATCTCCTTGCTGAGCTTGGGCATCATGTAGCTGCCCGTCTTGCGCAGGGCGGGCAGCACCTCGCTTGTCACCCAGCGCTTGAACCGCACGGCCCCTTCCAGCTTGCTGCCAAAAATCAGGCTGTACAGGCCGGACTCGTTGATAACGGTGGTTTTGCTCTTGTAGTTGGAACCATCACCCTGAATCAGGGTAGTGGTTTTGTCCTGTTCATCGACATGGGCCGCCAGCGCGTTTTCGGGTTTTGCATAGCCCAGCGCTGCCGCCACGTCCTTTCCCACGAACCACGGCTCTCCGTTCTGGTCTACCGTGCGGATGTCCCCGAACTCGGGGCTTGTGAAAATTTGAATGTTTGCCATGTTTTGTCCTTTCTTGTCGTCTACCCCGGTGCCTGTTATAATAGGCAGGGAAGGGGGTGGGATTTTGAATCAGCGGGAATACTTCAACCAGCGTGCAAACGAACTTGAGCGTTACAATTACAAAACGCCGGGAGTGAATGTCGCTGACCCGGACGGCTCGGTTTGGAAAAAGCGCCGGGAAATCGACAACGCTCAACTTCAGACCGCAGCAGAGTTGAAGAAGCTGCGGGAAGATTTGGAACGCATCGAGCACAAGCAGGATGAAAGCAGCAGCGAATCCAGCAAAATCGGAATTGCAACGCTTGTCGTTACCGCTTTAGGGCTTGCAGCAACCATAGTATTTGGAATGCTACAATACCTACATTGACTGACGTGATGATGATGGATGCGATCATGTAGTCAGCCGGGGTCCAGTTGGAAAGCCGTTCTCTCCAACTGGGCTTTTTGTTTTGGCTCATGCTTTGCCTCCCTTGTTACTTGCGGCTCGTTACCCACTTCAGCAGCATTGCGACGATCCAGATTGCCGTTGATACGCCGAAAGAGAACTGCCAACCGATGAGCATGCAGATAAGCCACCAAAGGCCGGAAATGACGGCCCACGAAAAGCCAAAAGCAACGACAATGAGCGCAATCGATGCAAGCGCAAGCAAAAATGTTTCAAAATCAGGCATTTACGTCCTCCTTATACTCGATTTCCAAAATCTTGCAGATGCTCTGAATAACCTTCGGCGCGCTTCTGTCCCCGTGCAGAATTTTGTACATGTAACTGTCATCAACGTACAGTCCTGTATCCTGCTTCACAAGGTCAATCAGTTCCACCTGCTTCATTCCCCGCTTGAGCATTGCAATTTTTGCTTCCAAGCCAAACGGGGATAATGCGGTTTCTCTCAAATTTCGTACCTCCTTTGAAAAATCATCTTGACAGGTACGGGAAAATGTACTAATATAAAGGTGCAAAGATTTTATACTGTACAAAGTTTCGTACCCGATGTTTGCATTATAGTACAAATGTTCGTACAGGTCAATAGATTCGTACGAATATTTGTACATTTGTACGCTTGCACAAAATGGATGGTGATTTTATGTCAGATTTATACAACAACATCCACGCCCTGTGCGAGAAAGAGAACATTAAAGACGGAACTCTTTGTAGTAAAGTTGGAGTAACGCGAAGCACTCTTTCTGAGCTAAAAAGAGGTCGAACTACAAGTCTATCACTTAAAAATCTTCAAAAAATTGCCGATTACTTCGGTGTTTCGATTTCGGATTTGACCGGCAAAGCACCGGAGCAAAAAGAAAAGCCCACCCCCGGTGAAGGGAGTGGGCTGGATGCGCACGGGCAGACTATATTAGATAAGTATAATATGCTTGACCCGGCAACGCAGGCCATGTTTGAGAGTATGCTGGATGCTGCTATAGCGTCGCAGGAGAAAAAGAATGGTCACTGAAAAGCAAATCGATGAGGCGATGAAAGCTCTGCTTGAATGGCACGAAAATGAACCTGACCGAGTTGGAATGCCTCCTGATGTATTTAAGTCTAAAGTGAAAGACGCCGAAAAGGTTGTTGATGCTCTTCTTGCAGCAGGTCTTGTTGAGCGTGTAAGAGACACGATTGTTCCAGAGCAAGGAAAGCTTACGGTGTTTTACTGTCTTGCTGTAACCGATAAGGGGAAACTTTATTTTATTGAGCAGCAAAAACAGCAAAGAATCAGCCGCAGGCAATTCTTTCAAAGTGCTGCCATTGCGGTGATCTCTGCTGTTGTAAGTACGATATTGACTCTTTTTGTTTCTCAAAGAAGCGACGGATCGGAGACTTCCAGCTCGTAATCCGTGGCATCCAGTGCCTTGACAAAAACAGTTTTGTAAAAGCGCAGCTTCTTTTCATCCACCTTTTCAGTGTCAAGAGCAAAATACCCGCCGTGTCCGTCCTTTACCCTAAAAATGGTTTTGGGGCAAAGCTCGCAGATGCTTCCGAGGGTTACGCCTGTATACATGACTTCTGCTCGGAAAAGGTCGTCAATGTGCTTATGTTCCGGCTCCGGTTCCGGCTTTCGACGAAAAAGCGCAAAATCATTGAGCTGAAGGAACTCGTAAGCGAGAATCGCAAACATCGCGATAACAAACACGGCGATGATGAAAAGAAGAACATTACTCGACATTTTGCATTGCCTCCTTTAAGAGTTTATCCACGTCGATGCCAAGGGAAAGTGCAAGCTTGATTTTCTCAAGTATAACACATTCCGGGGTGTCTTTCATCAATTTTGTGCTATTTTCTTCCACTTTGTTTTCCTCCTTTGGCATTTTCTTTGATAACTTAGTTTTCCGGCAGCTGGTTGGCTGCCTATTTTTTGTATATGTGAGGTGCTTATTATGGCAAATGCCTGTCCTGTCTGCGGCGGAAAGCTGGGCTTACTCAACCGCGAAAAGAGCGCCGACGGTCTGATCTGCGCCGGATGCAGCAACTTCTTTTACTCAAAACTGGGCTTCCGAGCCGCAAAGCAGCCGACAGCCGCCCTTGCTGATTACTGGGCTACGTTGGAAGGCCGCCGCAAGGCGTTCAAGGAGACCGATTCCATCTATGATGGAGATGCGCTTTTTGTGTCCATCGACAAGGTAAACCGCCTGTTTTGCTTTGGGCATCGCGGCGGTGATAAAGGCCCTCACATGATCTACAGCTTTGATGAAATCGCCGGTTACGAATCTGACGCACCAGACGATTTGACGGTGACAGAGACCAAAGGCGGCATTGGCCGGGCCGTGATCGGTGCAGCTGTTGCCGGTCCTGTGGGTGCGATCGTGGGCGCTGCTACCGCCAAAACAGAGACCCGCAAAGGCAACCGCAGCAAAGAAAACGTTTCCATCCGTTTTACGCTCCCTCTTGGAGAAACCAGTCTGCCGACAACGGTTTATCCCGGCGGCATGACCGCTTTTCTCAAGAGATGCAAAGTCAGCCAGGAGAAGCCACAGGCTGCAACTCCGGCGGCATCCAGCGCGGCCGATGAACTTTTGAAGTTTAAGAGGCTGCTGGATATGGGTGCCATCACGGAATCGGAGTACAACGCAAAGAAAGCTCAGTTGCTTGGCCTGTGAGCCTGTTCACAACTGCGTTATACAGCCATTTGTTGTAATGCGTCAAGCGCGAAAAAGTGCGCAAAAATCGAGCAAAAATACTGCATTTTCGCTATAGCGTTTGTTTTACGCTGAATACGCGCAAAATATGCGCGTTGTTATTCGTGGTTGCAAGGTTGCTGCAATTTTTGCAACAGCTGCCCGGCAAGCTCCCCGCCCTGCGTACCGGCTGCGTTACGCAGGGCTTGCACCTCCGGCAGGGCCTTATCTTGAATGTAAGCGCGAGCAAGGCGCTGCTGCTCCGGGGTCATATCCAAATAGCAGGCCAGCAGGGCACGGGCATGGGTGCGAAAGTGTGACAGATTTTTCATAACTCATTCCTCCCAGGGCTTCGGAGTGGGCCGCGTGCCGGTGAGCACGCTGGCGGGCATTCCGTCAATGATAGTCATATCGGGGTCCATGCTGACCGTCTGACTGTTTTTCATTTCATTTTCCTCCTTTTTTGGTAATATTTGCATCTTATGCACCAGATTCTACCATGCGCCAGAGGAAAATGAAATCTGTGTAATTTTTGTCGAATGGCGCAGAGTTTTTCTGCGCCATTTTCCTTTTATAACACGCCGCGTTTAGGGGTGATAAGCATGAGTTATTTTACCGCTGATCAAATCGGGAAGGCGCTTTCAAAAGCGCGGGTATCCGCCGGGTTAAGTCAGAGAGAGATTGCAATCCGCGTCCAGAAAGGAGAGCGGACAGTGCAAAGCTGGGAAAAAGGTGACACAAGCCCAGACAGTGACGAGATCATGGATTGGTGCACAGCCTGCGGAGTATCCCCCATCACGGTTTTTATGGAAGTTATGCACCCGGATCTGTACGCAGTGCCAGACGGGCAGAAAGAAGATGCAGCCATAGATAAGGAACTTCACACGCTGGTGCAGGCGCTTCCACCGCTCACCCGGCGGCTTCTGCTTTTTGTGCTCAAGGGACGACATGGGAGCAGCCCGCCTGCGGTTATATCTGAAATGGCCGCAAACCTCCACTGCCCTCTCAACAACAGGGTCACTGTGTGCGGCACCATCATCGATCAGTACAGCTTTGCCAAGATCAGAGGGCTTGACCCGTGCCCGGACGAGCCGCATCCTCCGATAGAGGATTTGAAAGCCAATTACGCGTCAGGGCGCACAGCGTCAGAGAACGGCGCTTTGGGCTATATAGGGCGCAGAAAGGAGTAGCGTAATGAAATGTATCAGATGCCATGTAAACATCCCGGACAAGGCTCTATTTTGCCCGTGGTGCGGAAAGCAGCAGGATGCAACGTCCGCTCCCGAGCATAGAAAAAAGCGCCGCCGCCCAAAGGGCAGCGGCACAGTGTACCCTTGTGTATGGAGGTGGATTTTATGAAAAAACGGGTCAACACGGCATTTTGGGTGGAAAAGGAAAAGCGCTGGTGCATTGCGGTTCAGAAGAACGGCACCCGCAAGCGGTTTTACAGCAGCACGCCGGGCCGCACCGGCCAGCGTGAAGCAAACGCAAAAGCGGATGCATGGATTGATGATAGCATCCGTGACGGGAAAAAGAAGGTCAGCGTCCTTTATTCAGAGTGGGTGGAAGAGCTGAAGCTGACTTGCGGGACGTCTTATGTGACACAATGCCAGCGTTACGGAGACTGCTACATCCTGCCGACCTGTGGGAACATCCGCATTGACGAGTTAACCGAGGGTGATCTTCAAAAGGCCATTGACGTTTCGTTCCGGAAGCGCTCACAGAAAAAGAACCAGCGCAAGCCCATCTCAAACCAGCCGTTGAGCCGAAAGACGCTTATGACGATCCGGGCTGCGGAAACCGCCTTTGTTAAGTGGTGCCGAAGAAACAAGTACACGACGCTCCACCCCGACCTGTCTATCCCGAAGAATGCCAGGATGGGGAAGCGCACGATCTTGCAGCCCACCGCCTTGAAGACCCTGTTCAGCGTAGACACCCGCACCTACTATGGGAAGCCGGTATTTGATGAATATATCTACGCCTACCGCTTTGCAGTTGCGACTGGCCTACGTCCCGGGGAGCTGATTGGTCTCTGGTATGGTGACATCAAGGGGAATACGGTCAACCTTCGGCGCAGCATCAACGTGCACCGGGAGCAGACCACCGGAAAGAATGAAAACGCCATCCGCTCTTTTGACATGGGAAAGGAAGCACGGGATGCCTATGAGGCGCAGGTACAGCTTCTAAAGGCTCAAGGCATACTGCTAAACTACAATACCCCGCTGTTTCAGATCCCGTCAGAGCATACGCTCTATCGCCGCTGGGAATCGTATCAGGAAGCAAACGGGCTTGAGCCGAAAGTCTCCCTTTACGAGCTGCGGCACACTTTTGTCAGCGTTGAATCAAGCGTCCTGACTGACAGCCAGCTGAAGATGCTTGTAGGTCATAGCAAGAACATGGACACTGCCGGAGTGTATCGGCACGAGCTTGACGGTCAGAGGGAAGACCTTGCCGCCGCTACCACCGCGGCATTCAAAAAGGCACAGGCCTGACTCTGGTAACATTTTTGGTAACACTCTTTTTTCTAAATGTAAAAAGACGAATCGGACATAGCCCAACAAAGCCGCATTATTCCTACGCTCTTTCATGCATCCCAGATGCATTTTTGACGACAATCTATCATTTTTAATTGTTCGACTCCCATCGCCTCCACCACACAAGAAAAATCCGAACCTCTTCCCATCGGGAAAAGGTTCGGATTTTTCATTTGCTGCATTTCTTACAGCGTCATTTTCATTTCCAGTCTC